GGCCTATGTAGGTACTCATCTTCTTTCTCAGAAAGGTATCCAAGAAAGGAGTGACGACCCAACGATGGGGATGTAGGCTCGACGTTAGGAAAGAACTTTAATCTTTCCCTAATCTTGCCATCAAGCCACTTAGTCGTGACCCAGTTACCAAAAGAATACATTTGGTTCCTGAGCGAGACAAGTGACACAACCTCATCAACTTGCTGCCGATGTGAAGGAAATACCCTACGAACCTTGACTATACTAACGTCATGGCCGGAGTAGTACTCCTTCCCGCAAGACTCCCGGAATTTACCATTCCAAAAGCTCTTGCTGAGATTAACGCGAGCGCCAAAACGCTCTAGATAATCTACAACGGTATGCACATAATCTACTGGGACAACAATATCATCCCCGTAGACACGCACCTCACCAAGAAATCTGAGAAAATCAGATTTCCTGGCAAACCGGTGTCCTTGCTCTTTCTCAATCCCTAAGAAGATAATGGTCAAAAAGACCATAGCCTCGAAGGGAAAGCAAAGAGCCGAACCCATAGACGCGAACTTGGCCAAAGAAATTATTCCATGGCCAGGCACGGAAGCCCGTACAGACCTACAAGCAACGACAGCCTCTAATGAAAGAGGGTGCCGACGCAATAAGGTACGAACGAGCTGAGAAGAGACTCTATCAGACGCATCACTCAGATCGAGTGTTGCAAGGGAACCATCACTGGAACCCTTCTGAGCGAGGAGCTGGTTAGGCTCCTGATGCTCAGTTCCGATAAACCCACTCAAGAAACTTGAGTTGGTCTTTTGCTTTATAACCTCAAGTATCCCCTGCTGTACATACTGTACAGTTGAGGGCTCGATGGCTATAATGCGGGGACTCTTCTGCGTCTTAGGGACAGATATTACCCGAGAGGGTATCTCTGCCTCAGGTTCGCGGAAGTCGATCCCGTCACCCTCATAAGTAGATTCAATGAACCTACTGTTTGGGTAGAGAAAATCTCCAACATGGAAGACTTTCTCAAGACGGTTGGTCCAGTACTGGCTTTGATACTTACCATTACTGGTAAGCTTCTCAGCAACAGCACCAGGACCGTGTCGAGGGATAATCCTCTCATCCAAGATCTCACGATCTAGGTGTGAGAAGAGATCCCCAAACAAAAGTTGAGCCATACGACCAAATTCATTAACATCAGAATCAGGTTGACAGGCTGCAACATTATCGACCTCCGTATCACATTGGATATACTCGGACATAGCCTTGCGCTCTCTTTCGGGAGTACAAGGTAGAAGCATCTTGCCGAAGATCAAAGTCAATTGTCTTACGGCATAGATAGCTTCAATGTCTGGGTCCTCCAAAAGGACACCAGTACAAGCGTCAAACACCTGTTCTGTGAAACCTCTCAAAAAAGAGGGGAGACACGAGCCAGTCTTTCGAAAAGAAAGAAAGGCTTTGGGAACAACGAACCCTTGGTCAAGACTATACTGAAAGTCTTTTCCAAAGGTTGGAAGGGCAATCGTAAGAAACGATATACCCTCGTGTTTGACACGATCTCGGACAGTATTAATGTCCAAGGTGGTGCTTGTGCTACATCTGCTAGCCATTTCATTGGCTAACACATTCCAGAGTGCTATCAGGCTTTTCATAACTCCTCCTAATAGAGGTGGTTATCCTTAGCCTGCTACACTGAAGGGAGAGTATACCTACCGTACCAAAGGTAGGGCCTACCGCAAATGCGATAGGATTATACTCAAACCTATGAAAAGCAGACCCCACGCAGCCACAACGAGGATGATCAAACAGAACATCCACGCGTAAACTGCAAAGGGCGAAGCGCCAAAGTAGAATGTAAAATATCTACTCGCACGCTTCACTACCCCCCTCTCGGGGGATCGATGAAGAGTTCGTAAAAGAACTCGAAACATCGGTCGCAATTTACCGACATATCTTAGGACCAAATACAAATAGTCCAAAATATGAACAGGGCTTCGAATGGAGTTTGAATTAACTCAAACAGAGTTAACTCTCTCCACCCAAGACCTTTTCGGTAACCGCATATGAAGTGGCTGACAAAAGGCCGACAAGGCCTTCGACCAGTTTCTTCATTTCGGCTACGGTGTAGCCAGCGACAGGACGGTCAATAACGAGATAAACACTCGCAGAGACAGCCTGTTTTTTGGCTTCTTCGTAGATATTGGTAGTTAGCTTTTCAACGTCGATACGCACCAGATGACGTTTCCTGTTCGAGCTTGATTCTGTAGTTGACAGAGTTAGCTTGTTCAGGCCGTCAGAAGTCTCGTATATGGACTTGAAGTCCCCCGATGAAACTCGGGGAGCTGTCACTTCCGTACCCGCGACTTCTTTGAATTTCTGGGGATCGGTCAGTGCCATAGGCACACTCCTTTGGTTGGTGGCTCGTGCCACACGGTTTACGTAGTATTAACAACTACTACAACAACCGGGTGATACCGAGTGCTGCAGTTATGGCAAGTTGGGTAGGTGACAAACCCTCCCAACCAATACCAAACCCGAAGGGGTTAGCGGCGCACCTGCTCTTTTCGGTTTTTTGAAAACCGATCGAGGTAGGTCCGACATCTACCTGGCCATACGTTCCTTTGTCCTTATTTAAACGGACTCGGAGCGCCTGGCTCGTGTAGTGTGTAGAGTACGTTTCGGAGTATTCCTCCATCATGTACCCATACCGCATAACAAGACCGGCGAGCGCGAAGTTAGTGATGTTATGAATAACATCACCAGTGTTCGTGAACCAATCGACGGCCCAACTCCAGGGCGTAAGGTTCCAGAGAACATCTGGACTAAGCGTTAGTCCGTAGACTGCATCGGCTTCTGAGCCGAAACCTAGGGACCTTCCGAAGCTGTCAGTTCCGGAAGGACCACCATAGGTAAAACAGCCCTCGAACCAGCGCTTTCTCTCCTTAACAACGGAGACCGTACGAACTGGGACCTTGGGATTACTTATAGCCACGAGACCACTGAAATTAAGTGGTCCATGGGTAAAGTAAGCGGAGGTAACATCCTCCTCCCAAGATTCAACATCTGATGGAAAATCAAACCGCCGGTGTACATCTCTACCTTCATTATGACGATAATTTTGCATTATGTCACGATGATTTCGAGCGGCACCCACAACTGAGTGAACTTCACTCACAAGTGGTTTCCACCCGAACTGGTAGTTGAGGTACTCCGAACCAGCAGCTTGTGCCAATTCGGTTCGCTTCTTCCAAGACTGAATGCCAGGAAGGGAAGGAATTCCCTCTCTGACAGATTCAGCCAGGGTCGTAGCGAGCTGGGCGGTTGGATTCGTTGGCGCACATTGGGATATTGCAGTAGCTCCATCAGCGTTCATAGAATTTTCATCTATGTCGCTGGTTTTGCCGCTGTAATGTTCCCCTGTGGCGGTTCCAGAGACGAAATTGCCCCACATGGGTCCGGAGTAAAACAAATCTCCGAATCCAAACGAGGCGCAGACCTCTTTGGCACTCGCGGCCTTAACATAAGGTCCCGAGTGGGTCACATGAAATGGACCTCCGCTTTCATATTTACCGGTTTTCCGGTTAATAGGATGCCCTTCAGACCTCCATAGCTTCGAGGTCTTCGTCCCTAAGTGACTCGTTTCACCCGAACCGAGGAATTTTCCTCGCTGCTCATCTGTATAAGATGGCGGAGCAGTGATAGTAATATCACTGTCACGGGTGCGCGGTGTTAGAGACGACATCAGAATAGTTCCCTTCTTGGAAAATTCGGATTACTCCGAATAGTGGATATGCACAGCAGGCTCGTTACGTCATGTCATATTTCTTTCTGGCATGACTGGCG